ACTCTTTCTACCCACTAGGGGTGGTAGATTCCCTGTTCACCAGAAAACTCTAAGTAATATTACTTAACATTCCTCTCGGTACTTCCTCATTTTCAGCAATACACGTATTGCTTTAAGTGGAGAATCCTTAAGGAGGGTCTTCTCGGCTGAACCTTCTTTCTTAGCCTTAGCTCTATCCAGAAGGCCAACGAACTCGTTGATCCGGTCTAGGTCATCTAATCTTGCGATTATATAATCTAAATCATACTCATACCAGTTCTGCTGTCCTAGCGGATTCTCCATTAATAGACGCTTATTTAAAATAAGCATATATAATAGAGACCACATGAAGTAAATAGCCGTCTCCAGCTCAGACCCAAGAGGGTCTCAGTCGGATGAGGTTAGATGCTTATATGGTTCCAAACTAGGTTCAGCTGCCACCAACATTGCTCACGCCATCTCTCGCGATTGGTTATCTGGAGAACCAGGTTCTTCAGATTCTTGGATTTCCCCGTGTGCAAACAAGGGGTCGGCCAAGGCCATTTTAATCCATCCCTCTTCCGGGTTTCAGGCCCCCATAAAGGAGTCTGAAGTCTTAGAAGAAGGAACAAGCCCTTTTAGGACATGACTGATTGAAACTTTAATATAATCAATATTAGAGTTTATCAGGATGCTTTTATAGAACTTTTGGACCGGTGCCTCAGGGTTAAGTATACTCTGAAACACCTGTACGAAAGGGACTTTTTTGGAAGTGGCACACATAGATCAAAGAGCAAGAAGGGAGAATGAATTGTCTCCTTCCTTAGACTTGGATCTCCGTGTAACTCTTTCAAACCAATGTACCCAGTGAGAAGTGACAATATTCCTTTGCAAAAGTGCATAGAGAATGTTAACACGACCCATCATGGTATTCTGGCTTATGAAAGCTTTCCAAGGTAGCGCTGATACATCCTTAGTTCCTTTACCAGTTACTTTAGCAAATTCAAATGCCTTAGCTTCTGGTGTTGAAATGACTGATTTTGAAAGGTTGATACCCACTCCTAACATCTCCATAAGAGATAGGTAGTATTGGGCAACTTCCTTATCAAAAATGACTATATCATCACCTAGTAGTTCATAATTAGTATACCAGGGGTTTGGTTGAACAAGTTTCCCAGAAGGACCAATAGGTCCAGCTAGTAGCTTGAATAACGTAGACTTCCGGAACGCCAATTGGACTATCAAATGATGAGTCACAGCCAACATGGCTCAGCTCGAAAGAGCCCCCATAGGCTGACCTACAGAGTATCTCACAGAGTGAGTACCATATTCCTTGGAATTAAGGGTGTAATCACGATCAACTAACAACTTAGCCCAAGCCTTAGCCACTGGAAGCCCCAAAAAGGCACCCAGTATCTGGACTTGGATTGAAATTGGAAGACGATCGGTTGCGGCACTTAAGTCATAACCATAAGAGCCATGACCTTGATTAGACTTCTCTATACAACGTTGTACAGCAAGAGTCTGATCAAAGGTGGCATCATTTGGTAATGTCTTGAGAAAGGAAAACAGAGCATCATGAATAGGCTTACATACGGACTGAGTCCATATGTCGACCAACGCAAACACTCTTACTTTCCCTGCAGCCTCTTCCTTAATTGAGAGTTGACCAATGAGAGGATCAGAAAGGTCTTCTTTACTCTTTACAAAAGAGGAAAAAGGACCATCTGGATTCTTACATATGCCAGCTCTCACTACCGCATCATATAGAGACAAAGCATTCTCTAATTGACCCTGTAGGCGAAAGAGCCCCATCTGACGAATCATGAAGAACAGGGTGTCTAAGAGGCCAGCCTTCCTAAGAAGGTTAGCATCTCAGAACATTCCAATCCAACTTGATTTGTGAGAGGGAGAGGCTTTTTCAATAAATAGCAGCTCTGTATCCTCCTGATCTATCTCCGGGAACTTATAAGAAAACAGCTTGGCCAGATCGGCTAACTGAGATCCTATAATAACCAGATTAATATCAGGAACAGACAGATTGTCCGTTATAGTACTCAGTTTCAAGGTACCAGGTATCCTTATAACTCTGTAAACAGAGAATAGGGTTAACCAGCACCGAGTCACTGAAGCACTACCTGCGGCAATTAGCTTACGATCTGCATATGGTATAACCATAGGCAGACCCCGCGAGTCTAATCGACGACAGGGCATATCACCCATTAATTCTTTTAAAGAACTAACAGGTGTACCTGCTATGTATTTTTGCACCGCAAGTTGGGAAGCTTTGAGATAAAGAACAACGTACTTCGCCCCATGTCTTCTTTTCAAAGACAGGAGGTGTTGCACGAAGTTACCCATTACTCGAAGTCGGCTGGTAAACTTTACCTTTTTTGCAGGAAAGGAAGCAGACATAAGTCTTCAACCTAACCTACGGAAAAGCACTGGCAATTCGAAAGAATTACCAAGAGAAACCATTCCACCTGACATTATCAGATCCTTAAAAGCAGAGGTAACACTAAAAAATGTTGTCTCTCCTTTTTGGGGTCCCCTCTTGGGCTTAGTGTGAAGCAATTTTGCGCTTTCTTTTAATGGTGACCACCTGAGGATTTTATTGTTAAATTTCAT